GGTAGAACAGCACAAGATAGTTTCTTTTGGTTTAACGCATACGAAGGCACAAGACCAGTAGGATTTGTAAGTGGCACAATGACAACTCCACAGTGGAATGAAAACATTGTATATGCACACATTGATCTAATATTTGTATTAAAAGAACATCGCAACATCAGCACATTCAAACAGCTTATTGGACAAGTTGAAGAGTGGGGTGCAATATTTGATGTAAAGAAAATTACAGCAGGAGACATTGGTATTGATGTTGACCGCAGTCGCAGATTATACGAAAGCATAGGCTTTAGTGAAGCATTATGGATGTACAAGGATATTAAATAATGAGTGGTGTAGTAAAAACAATTAAGAAGGTTGTAAAGGGAATTGTCAAAGCCGTAGTAGGTGTTGTCAAAGCCGTTGTCAACGTTATTTCAAGTGTTGTTAGTTTTATTACACAGCCTTTTATGGGACTGTTTGGAGGAATGCCAGATGGTTTAGATGCGGCAGGTGAAGCAGATCGTCAGCAAGGTGTACTTGTTACACGCAACGGTAGTACCGTTAGCATACCTGTAGTTTATGGCCTAAGACGTGTAGGCGGAACTATTACATTCGCAGAAACAGGTGCAAACAATAACCAATATCTTTGGGTAGCATACGGATTATCAGAAGGTCCAATTGAAGGATTGTTTGAGTTGTTTATTGACGACAATCAATTGGCATCAAAATACATACCTCTACTAAACAACGGACAAACAGTTACAGTTGACGAAGGCAAGTACAAAGGTAGAATTGTAATGCGTTTATCACACGGTAAACACTATGCAACACCAAGTTCAAGCACAATAGGTGGTACTTGGAACCCTTGTAGTGATGCACCAAGTTGGAAATCCTCAAATGTTTATAATGGCCTAGCAACTCTATTTGTACGCTATGAATGGAAACACATTGAAACACAAGAAGAAAATGATAACAATCCATTTAGTGGAAACATACCTGCAATCAAAACAACACTACTAGGACGCAAGGTAGCAACAATTACAAGTTCAAGCGGCTCAACAGCATACGCTAGTGAATCAGAAAACTATTCAACAAACCCAGCAGAAATATTATTAGACTACCTACGTAATCCACGTTATGGTAAAGGTCTTAAAAACACAGACATTGATTGGAACAGTTTCTTAATTGCAAAAAACAAATACAACCAAGTTGTTACATATGTTGCAAGTGGTATAACAGGACCTGTTATAACGTGTAACACAGTAGTAGACACAGGTCAAACATTGTTTGGCAATGTTAAAATGTTGCTTATGGGTTGCAGAAGTTATTTGCCATTCAGTCAAGGCAAGTACAAATTAAAAGTTGAAGACGCAGGTAACGCCACAGATATTACAAGTGGTGTAGCAACTATTGTGCAAACGTTTAACTCAGACAATATTCAAGGTGCAGTTACATATCAAGCAATTGAAAGAAGTGCAAAATATAACGTTGTAGAAATTAACTATGTTAATCCTGACAAAGCATATTCAGTAGAAGCAGTTATCTATCCTGAACTATTAAGTGAAAGACAAACATACATTGACAAAGACGGTGGTAGAGAAAACAAACTAACAGCAACATTTCCTACACTTACAAACTACGCTGTTGCCAAAGATATGGCAAGGTTGTTGTTTAACAAAAGTAGATTCCAAGAAAGTGTAAGTTTTACAGCATCAAGTCAAGCACTTGAATTAGAAGTTGGCGACAACATTCGTATACAAAGCACAATGTTGAATTTTGGCACAGCACCGTTTCGTGTTATTACAATGAAGATCAACAACGATATGACCGTTGATTTAGGATGTGTTAGAAATGATGACAGTTTATATCCACATACAAGAGTTGGTGAAGAAGATGTTGTACTTCCGCCATATGTACCAAAAGGTGGAAAAATATTTTACCCAGAAATAATAAACGTACCAATTGGGCTTCTTCCTCCACTAGTAGGACCTGTTCCTATTGTACACTATCCACCACAGATTTTTTCAACAGCACCTGTAACAGTAGCAAATGCTGGTGTACACAATATCACAGCTTCAGGACAAAGATTTTACTCAGGATTAACAGCAGTATTTGTTGGTGAAGACGGCACAGAGTACACACCAACTACTACTACAAGAAGCAGTGACAACCAAGTTATTGTAGCAACAACAGCGGCAATGACAAATGGTAATCAACCTTACGATATTAAAATTACAAACCCATCAGGAAATGGCAGTTTAAGTACAAGGGCAAACGATTGTTTAACAGTAAACAATACTGTTACAACACCTCCACCGCCTGTTACTGATCCACCAGTTGTTACTCCACCTGATGATCCTGTAACTCCACCACCAACATTACCGCCTGTAACTCCTCCACCAACTGAGACTCCACCACCAGAACCACCAGCAATAGTTTACAATACTGATGAGACTGTTGAGTTTACAAGAGCAGATTATACAACTGAAGGCAGTTTAGTATACGCAACAATCACAGCTACACAGCCTGAGAATCCTGCTTACAAAGAATTAATCTTATACTACAAACGTAATATTAGAACAGAAACAGTATATCAACAGATGGTTGTTACAACCAAACCAGGTGCTAATAATTCGTTTACATTCCGTGTAGGGCCGTTGTTACCACTTTCTCCTTACTATGTTATTGGTCGTGTAAAATATTCAGATGGCGAGTTGAGTAGCAAAGTAAACAAAGTATACCTTAACACATCAGGTACAAGTGAAGATCCAAGAGATTATGTTGTAAGTGCAAAAACAGGTTGGCCTAGTGATCCAGGAGTTGTTACTCCAATTAAAGATTCACAGTTTGGATCAATCAACGGTCTAACACTTGTTACAGGTGGAGAGCCTAAATCTAATAAAGAAATACAATTTACAGTTAAACAAGATGTATTAAACGCTCCTGCTAACTTTGACATCATAGGAGTTGCATACTATGTCAAAGCAAGTAGTGCCACAACTTGGACTAGGCACACAGCAACATTTGATCAAAGTTATGGTCCAGGCGCTGAAGGCGTATTTGTAAATGATAGTGGTATATTAGGAACACGATCGTTTCCAAGTACACCAACAAACGCACAACAAAATTATGATTTTATATTCCGCTTTATGTTTACAGATGGAACAGAATCTTTAGTACAATCTAGGTATATGAATATACCTACAGAAATATTCATAGGAAATTATGTATTCAATCCTTTCTATGGCACACCAGCGGCATCAAAAGAAAAAGTAACAGACTATGAAATAAAACTTACTGATCCAAATGCACCAAGTGCGGCAAGTACAATGGAGTTAAACCTAACTGATATTAACAGTTCAAGTGCATCGTATGATCATTTACGTTTATATTTTAATCCGCCTCACGCAAGTGTACAAGCAAGTTGGGTTGGAACACGATTACGTTATAGAAAAGTTGTACCTGGTACAGACCCAGACTTTATTGTGCAGGAAAGCACCAGCACATATATTTCACCAACAGGTGGACAAGCTAATGTGTTTGTTCCAGTTGACTTTGACGATGATTATGAGTTTGTTTTAACTCCGTTGTATAATAACAGTGGTGTACGAACAGACAGTAAAAACAGTACCTATTTTAGAGGATACGCACACAGAAATCAAAGCAGAAGTGATTACCCTTTAAATAACAATTGGCTTCAAAGTTACAATCCAAGAACAATGACAACTGCCAAAGCACTAGGAATAATTGACGCATCGTTTCCTGCTCCAGCAGTTCCAATTGTAGAAGTAGCAGAATTTAAACTATTACAAGGTCCTGCTTTACCGTGGAGAGGCAATACAGCATATTACAAATTAACATTTAATCATCACGCTGTTACAGACTTTTCAAAATTACACATCTACAGACGTGAAAATAACCCACAAGCAAATAGTGCATTAAGAGCAAGAGGTAGATGGGAGAAAGTTGAAATTTCAACAGTATCAAGCACTCCTAGTTCAACAACTGTACACTTGCGTCCACCATTAAGTGCTAGTGAATTTAGCACAACTTTTACACCAACTAATGGACAGAGTTTGTTTGTTACATACCCAATTGGTAACAGCTACTATGTAGATGCAACACACGGTTTTACTTCTAGTCAAACTCAAGGACTTGGACACGAATTCTTATTAGTAGTAAAAGATGCAAGTGCTGAAAAAACACAAGGCGTATTTTTAAAAGGGGCCGCATTGCCACCGTTATCAGCAGAAGTAGATCTATTGTTAGGGTTTAGACCAGTTACAAGAAACGTGGCTGATTTTAATGGCTTTAATAGTGCTTACCAAAAAAACATAAGTCAAGCAATAACGCCTATTACCAATGCAAATTGTATGACAGGCTTAAGACAATACGTTTGGGGCGACTATGCTCCTAGTGTAAGTCCAGGGATGGTGTAGGAGTAAACGATGGCAATACCTAGTACAAATTACATATTTGACGAAGCAAACTCACAGATAACTACAGCCAACCAAGGCACGTGGGCTGATAAGAGTGGACTAACTTGGGCTGATTGGACAGTATGGGCAGACAACCCTGTTACTCCGTTAACTTGGAACAGTGAAGTTTTAGACCTAGGCGTATTAGCATACTTTAATCTTAGTTGGACAATTACCTGTGCTGGTACTCCAACATTTACTGTATACACAAGCACCACAGGCGCTTTCGCAGGTGAAGAATCATCAGCAACTGTAAATGTAGACGACACAGATGTAGAAGCATTTTACGGTCGTTATGTTTCAGTGTTTGTAAGTCTAGTATATGATCCTGCACAAGGATATCCAACTATTACAGAATTTACAAATACAGCAAGTGGTAAGAACCTACCACTAATACAATATGACGTAACGTCAAGCACACTAGCAGGTGATACTGGTGGTAGAACTATTGTAATGCCAAGAGTAGTATCTAAAGTATTAACATTGCAAGTTACAGCACACGCATCAAGCTATGTTGAAGATGGGTATTATGTAGATGGATATGTAAGTGACACAGCACCAGGGTTTCCTTATATTGTTAGCAAAACAAGAACAGGCCCACAGATAGCATTTGTCAATACAGCAGGAACAAAGGTAGATGCTGTATTTGACGTAACAATGAACGTACTACCAGAACAATATATGGATGACCGTAATTTAACCGTAAGATAGAGGTTATTTTCAAAATCCGTTAAATACAAGAGAGGAACACATTATGGCTTTTCCAACAGGAAGTATAACAACAACTAATTTAGATGCGGCAACGGATGATCCATCGTTGGCAAGAGTAGACCTCTTAGATGCAGTAACCAAATTAAACACAATTATTGCAGAAGGTGGTACAGCAAGTGGTGTAGCACTACTAGGATCAGGTGGTAAACTAAGCTCTGCACAAATGCCTACAGCTATTACAGCCACAGGCGTGCAAGTACTAAACCCAACAGGCGGTGTAGTACAGATTCAAGACATCCTAAGACTAACAATAAAAACAACAGCTGAACTAGAAGCACTAGACACAGCAGGTTCAAGTAACGAAGGCGATGTTGCATACTGTTCAAACGGTAACGCAGGCGCAAAAACAATAGCTATATTTGATGGCGCTGATTGGAAAGTAGTAGCACTTGGTGCAACTATTGCAACTTCATAAGATGGCTACTATGAATGAAAAATACGTAGAACTTGACAAAAAGGTTGCACTAATTGAGCAACGCCTAGACGTGATTCAAAACAATCATCTTAAACACATACAAGATGACATTGGAAGTATTAAGAAATGGTTTGCTTGGGGCGTTGGTGCTATCTTCGTGCAACTGTTAGCAATTATTGCCACTATGGTGATGTAATGGAGTTACCAAAAACACTACTTGATCGCATCACGTGGGTTCCAGTTGGAAAATATCACACAGGGCAATTACCCACTATTCAAAGCATACAGCCATTGGTAAAGAAGTGCGAAAATGGTTGCGGTAAGATAGTAGACACTCGTCAAGTAACTAAAATACAAAAACACAGAACACCTGTTGAACATTGGCAACAGAGATGTTTGACCTGTGATATGTACAAAAATCCACTAACAAATACCTTTACACTTTCAAAGGCTGAGTTACACGCCATATTAAGGCCTAAAAAACGCAATTCTGATAAATAATTGTAAGGAAGGCATTGTTTGTACTCTTGGATAGGCTGTCACTTATCCTACCTGAATGTAGTCATTACATTCTTCTTAATAGATAATGCCATTTTTATTAACTTCTGTTATAACGATGCTTTCCTTACTTACACACGAAGCTCTCTAGTAGGAGCTGACATTGTACCAAAAATCCTTAGGGGTTTTTAGACCCTATAACATTTGACTTCCCGTTGGTGTTATAGGGTTTTTTTTGGCTGGACTTTCTTTGACTTATTCCGCTTTTGATGCTATAATTGTAACTATAGCTAAATACTATAGAAGTACAAAATGGCAACTACGAGGAGTAACCAATGATTACCAAACTAACACAACCCCCTATCACTACGAAAAAAGATTTTTTTTGCGACGGAAAAGACGTGAACTTATATCCTATTACTTCGTCTTCTATTGGCAAAGACAAAGAGTCTTGTAGCGATTCTAAAAGAATTGCT